TTTTGAAGCCGCTCTTTTTCAGTCTTATCAAACAGACTGATTGCATAATCAACGTTCTCTGTAATAAACTCAGCGGATTTACCCTTCATTACCTTATAGATATATTCTTTTTTCTTTTCAGGTAATGAGGCGGTCTTTTTCTCAAGAACTAATTCAGCCTTAGTTCTTGCTAGACTTTCTTTTAATACGCTGGCTTCATTTAGAGCAGCTTCAAGCTTCTTAGAAGCTTCATCAATTTGACGCTTACCATCTACTACAGCGTCTTTGATGCTTTCTTTTTCAAGAGCAGCATCAACACCAAGAAGTTTCCTTACATTTTCTAAAACCTTAACAGCTTTGCTATTCCTTACAGCTTCTTTTACATCGGCTGTAGGTACAACCTCATCAAGATAAGCTTCTAGATAAGCACTTATATTATTAATTGTGCCTTCTTTAAATTCACCGGCTTCTTTCTTCAGAGCTGCTTGATATTTTTCTACTACAGTCTTTAGTTTTTCGGCCCTATTAGCATCAAGAGCCTCGACTACCTTCTTCAGCTTTTCTGTGTGATCATTGTCGATAGCACTTAAGAGGTGTTCTAGCTTTTTACTGTAATCTTCATCTTGTTCAGCTAAGGCTTTCTCAACATGAATCTGTACTTTATTTTGAACTGAAGAATTAAAAGAATTTTCTATTTCCTTTAAAACTTCATCAGATAATAAATCTTTAGTTGCTTCTTTTAAAATCGACTTGATATCACTCATTAGAATAATTGAACCCCTTTATTGTTTTTGATTTTATTCATAAGCTTGTTTTCGACTAATGTCTTAAGATATTTATGTGCCTGAGCATAATTTTTCTCATTTATACTCTTTAAAAAGTTTGATATTAAAGTCTTCTCTGACATATTCTCTCCTAAGTTATTTATACCTCTATTACCTAATTTTGTAATTCTCAAAACAACTTTTTTAGCAGGCATGGGTGCCGAATTATTACACCCACACTCCTCACAATCTTCCCCTTTACAAGGTACGTTTTTTAATGCTACTTTTTTAGCTAATACTTTTGCTAGAATCATAATACGTGGCTTATTTTGTTAAAGAATTCTACTATTTGAGTTTTTAGATAATCTTCAATATCCTTGCGGGGTAAATTTCTCAGCTTATCTGAAAAACTATCATAAAATTCTTCAAATTTACCATCTTGTGTGACAACAAATTGCTTAGACTCTAAAATACCATTTACAAATGCTTTAGGAAAACTTGGATCTGCAACACAATCAACAGCAACAAGTCTAAAATCTTGAACCCGATTTACACCACTACCTTCATCAATAAGTTTTCCAAGTGCTCTAGAACTCATACCAACCCTTACACCGTCATTAATTAAGCTACGAACAATTTGCCCCATTGGCGTACTGAGCACTAGAGATTTACCATAAAATACATTTCCCTGTCTATTCATTTCTGTTACCATATGACAGGCTCTTTCGAGATTTACTTCTGCAGATGTAGGGTGATTTAATTCACCCATACTTCTATTTGTTTTTACCATTTCGTTAACATATCTATTAACTTCGTGTGACATTTCTTCAGAAGAATATATTCTTTTATTCTTATTAACCTCTTCACACTGCATATAAGGTCCTTTAATGTACATCTTACTAGGTTGATTATTGTTCTTCTCTTCAACCACATATTCAAATTGATCGTCTGGTGCAGGTGTTTCGACTAATAGTTTTAAGGCCATGTAAATATTTATGTTTAGCGTTATTTATTTAATTCTTTTTCTGTCAAAATAGTAAATTCATACCCTCTATCCTTACACCACTTTTTGGCTGCTTCCCATTTAGCAGTATTCTGTATATAGAGCAATTGCTCATATAATATAGTTTTTTTCTGTTTTTTGGAATTTGTATCTTGTTGAGGCTTAATAGTTTGTTTAGATGGTTTTACTTCAACTAAAAATCTTTTAATACCGGTAGGGGTTTTAAGCTTAATATATGCATCAACAATATATCTATGATTTTTATTGTCTAATGGACTGGTGTAATTAATCACTACAGTTTCTGATCCCCATTCTAAAACATTAGGATTACAATCACACCATCTAAACAATTTTAATTCCCAACTACTCATATATCTAGGCAAATCATTACCGCGGTATTTTTCTGAATGCTTAGGTTGATAAATTCCTTGAACGAATTTATCATTACGCTTTGTAAGTTTCATATTATCCTAAGAAGAATGAGGGCGGTGCCGCATCGCCCATACCGGGGGCACTCGAATAGAGCATTTTTTCTAAATTTTCTTTTTCCGTTTCGCCCTGTCTTAAGAGGTAATCATAGTTAATTGCACCTCCACCGAACAGTGATGTACCGGTGTATTTACCTCTCACAGAACCCACAGCTATCTTAGTAAGTGCTAAGGCATATTGATAAACCCAAGGTTCTTTTATTACGTCTATCAACGATCTTTCTACATAACATCCTATCACGCCATAAAATCTTGTAGAGGAAGTTGGAGGTGGGACCATATGCATAACTTGAGTTCTTGGATCAAATGAAATATCTCTGCGCAATGCTAGAACTTTTTCTCTCGTGTCAAGCCAATTTTTAAGTACTGTCCAGCTTACCAAATCAAAACCATAGTTACCCATTGCGTAACTAAAATATGTTTGCTGGGCTAAAGTTTGCTCTATAGTAAACAAGGTATTTACGCCTGTCGAGCTTCCTTCTTCAAAGTCTATTACATCCATTACTCTTCTATAATCTCCTATAAGATAGTCGTAAGAATTTAAAAGGGTATATTGATTAGGTTTTGAAGAATCTAATACTTGAAAAATTAATGGATTGTTAGCCTCACCAATAACCATAGACCCTATACTGTAAATTTCTTTAATAGATTTTGGAGTATTGGGATTTTCAAAAGTAAAATTAAAATCTCTACTCATACTAAACAAAACGTCTAATCTTATTCCTTTTTTTACATCATACAACTCGCTATCAAAAACCAAATACTCTTGAGTATAGCCTGCAAACTTAGTGAACATTTCACACGCTATGCCTATAAATTCATTTAATTGGTCTTCATGTATTTCTATATTAATAAGAGGCGCACCTATAGCGCGATAAATTCTCTGACCTAGTCG